AAGCTGATAGTCTTCCGCGTTTTCCGGTGTTCCTAATTTTTGCCAACCTTCCCATTCGGAAAGATCGCTGCCGTCCGCTGGCAACACAACTTTGTCGGCGCCCACCTGCTTTTCCAGGTTGACGTATGATTTCAGAACGTCATCGGCGCCTCTCCATCCTTTGGCTTCGATGACTTCGTGGTAATCGTCCAGACCTTGCGTCCAATCGGCTGCAACTTCTGGGTTGCCCGCATCCTCCGTTAGGATGGCGGACCCTTCAGTTTCATTCGGCATTGATGTCTTCTCCTATTGCTAGTGATAAAAGTTTATCCTCATCGATAGCGAGGATGGACAGGATGCGGCGCACCATGTCCTGTGAGCCGTGCATATGTTGTAACTCACGACTTTCCCGTTGACCGCTAATGGTCAGGATGCCGCTGGCCTTGATAAGGTCCAGCAAAATATCCCTACCTTGCGGCGTGTAGAGGAAAATTTCTTTGTACGCCTGGGCCAACTTGGCCTGGGCCTTATGTTGTTCCGGCAATTACTGCTGCCCCATTTCCGCTATCTGAGCAACTTTCAAGCCGGCATCGGCCAGTTGTGGCGCAGAGTTCATGCCCGCTTGCATGGCTTCCGCTTGCTGGCGCTGACCGCGCATTTCCGCAACTTCTTCTTCATCGCGTAAGATACGTTGCGGAGCGCCGTTAATTTCGGCTAGGGACCGCGTAATTTCGTCCGTATTGAAATTATCCATGACCGATGGGTCAACGGCCGCAATGGCCTGAACACTTTCAAGAGTACGCAAGATGCCAACGCCCTCTGGTGCCCGCATGGCTTGGGTCAGCGGCGAAACATACTCAACCTCGTATTCGCCCGTTGCCTCTTCCAATGCCGGCGGCATGGCCGGAATCATCCCTTGCTCTGCTAACACGGCAAACTCGCGTTCAATGAGCGGGCCTAATGCTTCGGACTGTTGACGGCCAACCGTAGGCGCTAACAGGGCACCTTTCTCTTGGGCGCGTTGCAACACTTCGGTGGCCGTCATTTGCGGCGATTCCACAAGGATTTGAAATAGGGTCACAAGGAAACTGTCTTGAATAACCTTGCGCCGTTGCTCCATCATTTCAAAGCCGATGTCTACACGCGCACCCGTAAAAAGGGGTTGGATAGGCGCCTGGGTACGCCCGTCCATCCTCGCAAACGTCGCCGCTCCCGGCTTGGCGTTTACAGGGAGGATCACGCCATCGTCTGCAATAATCAAAGGTGGGTCCACAGCCTTTTGACCAGCGCGGATAACCGTCTTTGACATTTCGTTAATCATCTTGATGTCAGGAAGAATAGTCATGGCAGGCGAACGGCCATAGACCTCACGCGGGCCGGTGACATAGCGACTGACGATATACGGCATATCATCAAAGCCGCCTTCTTCAATCAGTTCGCGCTCGCCAGCTTCGTAGTAGCCAGAGAACCACGGGCTATTGCGCCGGTCCCGTGCGGTGGGATCACGATCTGTGCGCGGGCAGACAAGGTGCAACAACTCTATCTTTTCGTCGGGCTTGTCTTCCGCTGTCTTGCGAAGATTGTCGGACAGATTGCCGTCTTCAAACATGCGAAGGGCTTGCCGGGCTGTTACCTGGAATTTACGAAACACAGTATCAATGCGGCCCATTTCGTTCTCAGCGATGTAAAGGTCCGACAAATGAATTTGCCGGTACATCAAGCCGCCGTCAGGATGCTCATCAACAAAAAGAGCGCCCGTGCCGAACGCGCCCAGCGCCATATAGCCTTCGTGCATTTCCTTGGAAAAACACGCTTTGGGCGAGTAGCGGTAGTTGAACATAATCGATGTGACCTGATCAAACCACAGGCGCACATTATGGTCGCGGTTGAGAACGGGATCGGTGGCACGCAACTGGTGCCAGCGGGAACCTCGCGGGGTCAACAGGCTTTCAATGGCCGATGCAAAGCGTTCACAGGCAAGTGCAGCGGTGGCGTCATATAATTTTGATGTGCGTTTGTCGCCCGGTGTCAACTCGCCTGTGAAGATGCGTGAACGCGGCAAGACCCGTTCAGCAATTTCTTCCCAATGGCCTTCCCACACGGACCTATCGTTTTTTAAACGAGAATAGCGGGAGAAAACTTCGTCTGTGTCTGGAGCAGCCATTACCTAATTGTCCTTTTAAAACTCTCAAGCGGCGTATTTTTCTTGTACCCTCCTGCTGCATAAGCGAGGGCTTCTTTTTTGTTGTTCATCTTTATGGCGTTGCCCAAGTTTTTGTTATACTTTAACGCACTCATGGGATCATCGAACTCTTTCAGACTGCCATCCGTTCGTTGAACAATGGTTGGAAAAACATACCAATCGCCCTTTTCATCAACTTCAGCAGCCATTCTATGCGTAGAAACGCTGCCGTCTTTGTTTGAAATAAACGGATATTTTTCCGGGTTTTGTATGCGTTTAACAAAATTTGGAGTTTTATTTGGCGGGGTACACATTCAAACCCCCATGAGTGTGGTTTTGCGGATTGCCGACACATCAGTGTTGCGCGGCGTTCCCATCAATGTTGTCTGCATGCCGTTGCGCGGTGCAGAGCCGCCGCCGTATGCTGCCGACGCATTGCGTTGTGCCGTATCAAGACGGGCGCCCATCGATGTTGGCGGTAGCTTTTTACCCGCCGATTGGCGCTGCATGGTCGGCACACACACGTTACTTGCCTTTGGGCTTCATTGGCTTCTTCGGTGGCCTTCCGCGTTTGGACCCATATGTTCCCTTGCCTTTAGGCATAGCGCACTCCTATTTCTTTTTTGCTTTGGATTTGGGAAAACCAGCTTTCATGTTGCTGTAGGCTTTCGATGAAATCGTTGACTTGCTCTTGGGCCGTGACGTGCCCGCCTTGCGGCGCTTGTTGATGTTGGCGTATAAGCCTGGTTTCTTTGCCATGCTTAACCTCCCAGGAGCGTGGTTCGGCCGACATTCGGGTCATCAAGGACGCCGGATGGGCCGGTCATTAACGTAGAGCGCCGTCCGCTTGCCTGAACGCGGGCGCGGCGTCGGGAACGCGCTCCCTCGCCAGGCTCCCCGCCTACAGGTGCGGCTGTTGGTTCTGTGCCCATTGGCGCGGGTGGTGGTGAGGGTGGTTTGGGATCGGGAGTAATACACACATTAGCCCCCTAATAAACCTTTGCCGCCGCCGCCACCAAGCAAGCTGCCGTGTGAACGAAGATTCAGAGTTCGCAAGCCGCCTAAGATAAGACCCCCTGGCGCGGCAAGCTGGGCTGCTGCCAGACCCTTTTCAAATGGCGTAGACATACTTGACGCCGGGTTTAGCGCAATGTCTGCTGCTTCTTTTGTGGACAACCCACTGTGGCCAGCGCCGCTAACGGTGCCGACATTTCGCGTGTTTTTAAACGTGTCAACGCCCGTTTCACGCTCAACGGTGTTAGTGTCGTCGCTGCCTCCTCCCATACACATATCAAGCCCCTAACAATGTTTTTTTCGCTACATTAGCTTCAGTCTCGTCGCCCGCGGCGCCGGTCAAAATCGTAGACCTTCTGCCCTTCATGGAGAGCCGCCTTTTCCGCATGGCCCGTGCTTCCTCATTAACGCGAGGATCATCCCGCGTGGGCGGGGGTGGCGGGGGTGCTGGCGGATCGGGAATTTTGGGAGGTTTTGGTGCCAAGGGTCCAACACACATCATCTTTCTCCAATCTGGTCTGCGTCCACGAATAACAATGATAGGGCACTCTGTTCTGCCCGTAGTCTTCAACGGTGGCTTCGCGGACGGCGCCCAACAGTTCCAACCATCGGTGGGCCACATGGTGATTGTCATGGCTCCAACATTCAGCCCGTACAAACCCGGCATCAATCAGTGTCGGCATTACCACCTGATTGATGTGGCGCGTCACGCTGATTGCGACTTTCGGCCACCTGTCCGTTGCGAACATCCAGACGCTGGCCACTTTGGGCCTGACTTCCGATGCCCCCCAAGTAGCGACAGGGACCACCCCATAGCGCGCAACATACTTCAAGGCGTTTCCAGCCACAGTTCCCAGAGCCAAACTCTCTGGCGTCTGGGCAGATGTCACTGGCCATATTTCTTCTGCGTCCAACTCACGCATATTGCGGGCAATATCGGCAACGTCAGGATAGCGGGCATCGATAATGTTAACCAAACTCATTGTAATCACTGACCACAACGGGCTGGCCCCCCGGCTGGCGCCCTGTTTTTGCCATCATGGCGTAATCACTGCTGTCACCGTCACGCAATCCAATAGCGGCATAGCGCATGGCGTCGGCAGAATGCGAACTAGCATCGTGGTTGGGCTTCTCACGCCACGTTGCCGATCTGTCATTCCACTGCCGGTGGTAATGCCTAAGATATTTCAGCCCCAGGCTACAGTTGTGACGGTCAAAATGTAGGGTAGGGAGCAAGCCCCTTACGGCTTCGATGCCGTCCTGTAAAGATAACTTGGCGACAATGGTCGGGCGTACCCCCAGCCCTTGCAACATTTCATAACGCGATGAACCACTGCCCAACTCGCGGACAAGAACATCGTGAGGAAAATAGTGGTCACCATAAACATAAGGGAGAGAACGCAAGTGAGCGATGTAGTGATGCAACCCTTCACCAGAACTCTCATAATAGTCTATAATCCTATGCCCGGTTTCGCCGCGGATAGACTGACCGAACCATATGGCCGTACTGTCGCGCATCCCTAAGTCAAAGGCCGTCCAGACTTCCGCATTTGGCTCCCAAGGGACCGATCCGATCTGGCCCTGCAATTCCATCCTGTCCAGCATCTTGGCGTAGTAGGCGCCGACAAGGGCCGCGGACCAGGAGCATTCAAATTCCTGGTCATATTGGCTTTCATCCATGGTATCCCGTGCCGCTTGCAGTTCCTTCTCAGGAATAATCCCGGTCTGGCTGGCAGGAAAGCGCATGGCGAACCACTCATCGTCGCCATCTTCCATATTCCGAATGGCCGTATCGTAAATCGTTCGGAATTGATTGTCGCCTCTGGGCGTTCCGATCCACAAACACTTGCCCGTACCAAAGTCAGAGAGGGCAGGGCGGACAATTTCGGGAAACAACCTCGCATTCATGTCCGCATATTCGTCAAGAACGGCGGCATCAAGGCGAAGCCCGCGCAGGGCATCGGGATTTTCCGATCCCAGCAGCCATATCCGCTTGCCATCAGGTAGGTCACAGCGCAATTCCGCTTCATTAAAGCGCACCCCAGGGATGACCCCGGCATATTCGCGTAACATGACCCAGGCAATGCGCTTGGCGCTTGAGTACGTTGGCGCAATATACGATCCCTGCGCGTTTTTCCGCTCACAGGTCAGGACTTCACGCAATAGCCAATTTATGGCCATTACCGTCTTGCCGAACCTTCGATGGCAAACGGCAACATTAAAGCGCCGGCATTGCTCATGGAACGTCTGCTGCAACGGCCTGGGCGTGTAGGGTATAATAACCCTGTTAGGCTGTTCCATACTCGCCCTGCAAGAACATCAGCAAGCAAATACGCCAGCCATTGTGCGGCGTTACCCTATGCCGGTTCTGCTTATCCTGATCCCAAACCCATAAAGCCCCCGGCTCCTGGGCAGGTACATCATCCGCAAACTCTAAAACACCCCCCACCCCATCAGCAGGGCGTTCTGTCAGCAAAATAGACGCCGATACACCACACCAGGGCATATGACTACCATTATCCAAATGCCAATCATGGCCTTCCTTACGGCACTCAACCCTCACATACGAAGGGTCTTCAAGGGCAACATCAAACTTGTCCCGTACAGCGCTCACAACAGGCCGTACAAGCGGGTCATCAAACCCCCTATACCCAACCTCATTGGCCAGCAAACCGCACTGTGTGGCGTCCAGAGCGTCAGGGACAACAACTCTAACCAATTAGCTTGCCACCCAGATACCGTCCACCAACAGCCCTCTGGGCCTCCCTCTGGACCTCTGGGGCCGGTTCCTGCACAAAAGCCTCATTAACATCAGGCGTAGAAGGATCATCAGCCTGGAACGTCCCATCAGCCTTCTTGGCCCTGGCGCGACGCTTGGCCGGCTCCTTCTTGGTCGATGTGATCTTCGTAGATGCTCTAGCCATTAACTTTCTCCAACTGTAGGCAGATACAGGTTGTGGTCCCATCAGACTGTGTGCGCGTCGGCCGCCAGCGGGGTACCCCTGCCTGACCACCCCCTACGTCAAAAAATAAGAGTACACCAACAATTCATGACAACGGCGCCGCAAGCCTAGCAATGCCGGCCCTTTTGGATTCCAGGGTTCGGGCATGCTATCAATCGGGCAAGCGATGCCGGCCATTGTATGTTGCCGACGTTCGCGCCCGCGACGAGAGTGATACGTGTTGGCGAACGTTCAACACCCTACCACCACAAAGCGCCCTAGCTTTTTTTGCTCTTAATAGTTGACAACCGATCCGTATCTATGTATATACACATTCATAGGGCAATTGTGCCCGCCAACTCTCGATGGAGAAAATATCGTGAATTTTTATCTAAACCCAAAATCCGCAAACAAGAAAACCGGCAACATGCCCGTCTCCACAAGCGACCGCGGCACATGCCCAGACGCTTGCCCCTTTAAGAATAACGGATGTTACGCCGAAGGGTATCCGTTAAAGGGCCGCTGGGATGAAGTAACAGACGGCAAACGTGGCGGATTGTTTTCCGACTTCGTTAACCAGGTCGCCGCATTGCCCGACAATATCTTATGGCGTCACAACCAAGCCGGCGATTTGCCCGGCGACGGCAAAAACGTTGACCGCGGCGCGCTTTTGGCACTCGCTGGCGCAAACGCCGGAAAACGTGGGTTTACCTTTTCCCATTACAATGTGGAATCGAATAAACATAATCGCGCCGCGATAGCGACGGCGAACGCCAAAGGGTTTACTATAAACCTATCGGCGAACAATCTAGATCACGCCGACAAGTTAGCCGATCTAGACGTTGGGCCGGTCGCGACCGTGTTACCGCACGATTTCGACGCCCGCAAAACGACGACGCCGCAAGGGCGCTTAGTCGCACAATGCCCGGCGACGTATCGTGACGACGTGACGTGCAAAACATGCGGCTTGTGTCAAAAACAATCGCGCAAGGTTATAGTCGGGTTTCCGGCGCATGGTAACAGCAAGCGCAAGGCTAGCGCCGTCGCCGCATAAACGCGTCACAAGCGCGATTTATCGCCATTGCCGGGATTCCCTAGGGATTGCCCGGCTTTGGCCGTGAGAGGGCGATTATGCCCATATGAAAGGTAACGAAATGACTGACAACAAATGCAACGGTTGGACGAATTACGAAACGTACCGCGTCTTTTCAGAAATATTTGACGGATGGAAAACGGACGGGCACGAAGTATGCGAGGAAAGTGTCCAGGACGTTGCGGAACAATTTGTAGAAATGTCCGCACCGGACGGATTGGCTAAAGACTATGCCATGGCGTTCCTGGATGCTGTAAACTGGTTCGAAATCGCGGAGCATATCAACGAAGCGAACGAAGAGGGTTGAATAATGAAAACGCCACAAGTGACGCCGCCATGGGCGACGGGTATCTATATCGGGAACGGTGTTATTGCCAAACCCAAACCAAAAAAAATCCGCCTGGAATGCGCCGATTGCGGCGACAATTTAATTGCAATCGATGCATCACTCTATTGGGATGTTGACACCCAACGATGGGAAATTGGCGATATTCGTACGAACGAAATGTATTGTACGCAATGCGGTAGCGAAAGCATCAACGAAATCGAAATAGAATGACGCCCGACGAATTAAAGCGCATTCGCCGCGAATTAGGCTTATCGGTCTACGGCTTGGCGGATGCTTTATCAGAACCCGGCCATAAGCCCGTAAACCCGCGAACGGTGCGCCGGTGGGAAGATGGCACGCAGGATATACAAAGCCCGGTCGCCGTCGCCTTGCGCCTGATTTTGGCTGAGAAAAACCGTCAAAATTGACCGAATTGAAGCTAGTGGGCTAATCGCGGCTCACTAGTTTCATCGGCTGGCGTTTCGTTTTCCCACCCAATTATCATGGGTCCGCTATGCTTAACTTCGGATTTTTGAATCGGTTGAAAATCTTTAAGCAGTTTTTCTGCTTCCCAGCGGCTGTGTGCCAAGCATTCTTTTGCCCGCAAAATGTCGTCACGGCTAATCGCCGCCTCAAGCGCCAGCTTGTCGGCTTCCAGGCGGGCGAGTATACCGTCGCGCCTGGCCTCATTTACCATTTCGCGCAGTTCTGGATCGTTCCGTTTCCATATGCGGACGTTCGTCGGATGCACATCCAATTCCGCGCACAACTCGTTTTCGTACCG